TGATAAGCGCAATCTCGCAATCATACGCAATGTACGGTACAACGTCGCAGTTACCGTATCAATCCTACGCAACCATGAGCGGCGGAACGGCGACAATCACCGCAGCCAATACCAACTACGATGTTGCTGGATACTCTTCACCGAGTACGACGTCAGACAATATCTTTAGCACCAATACCACGACGGGCGAAATCACCGTACGACGTACCGGCTTGTATTTGGTCAATGGATTTGGCAACTTCACATCAGGCACGACGGGCAATCGATTGATGGGCGTTCAGTTAAACGGAGCCTTTGTCCAGTCAACGCGTATGGCATCTTCGGGCGGCTCATCGCATACGATGACACAAACATCACTCGTCCTTGTGACGGCAGTGACTGACGTCATAAAGATTACCGTGGCTTCATCGTTGGCGGGACAATCCTTTGCTTCTGGTAGCATCACCATCACACGAGCGTAACCATGGCGATACAGTACGTTATCAAACTGTACGACGATGCCGGGGTGCCGGTTGGCATCGTCACCCCGCTCGACATCGCAGTGGTGCACAAAGTCAACACGCCAAGCGTGGCGACGTTTTCGGTGAACCTCAATGCACCAGTGGTCAAAGATTTGGACTTCGGATACATCATTGAGATTATCCGAAGTGACCCCGATATTGGCATGCAAGCGTACACAGAGTTTGTCGGCTTCATACGGTTTTGGGATCGCATCTACGGTCAAAATCCCATCATGAAAGCAACGGCCGTCGATGCGCAGTGCATCTTGCAATCGCGCATCGTTGCATGGTATCCCAATCTTTTGGGCGTGTCGTTCTTCAATACCGCATCGTATCCGACTGCATCGTCAATCATGACGAATCTATGGAACTACAATATTGGAAGTCTTGCAAACGGCAATCCACCAGTCATCACAGCGGCGCTTACACGACGCTACGGTACGAAGTTGCAACGATGGACCGACGGACGTATCACGACGGCAGCCAACGCCACCAACCTTAGCATAGGCTCGGCTATTGAACTGTCATGCAGTGGCGAGAACGTACACGAAACCATGGTCAAGGTGGCGGACATTGGCGGTCTTGACTTTACCGTTAACTTCAACCGTGCGACGCTGGGCTATTCGTTGTTCTACGCTGACAACCTCGGCGCCAACCGTACCAGTTACGTGAAGTTCAGCCAAGCCAACAACACCGTCGGCAATCTGAGCCGCTCAACCAATCTCATGAACTACGGCACGTTGTTTCATGGCATCGGGAGCAAGGGCAAAGACAAAAACCCGATACGCACGATTTACCCAACGACCGCACCGACAGGCACCGATTTGCGCGAAGTGTACGTGAAGGGAAGCGACCAAACCACCGAGAATCAACTGCGCAGTCTGTCATGGTCTCGGTATCGTCGCCAACGCTTCAAAATACAGTCGTACGACATCCAAGTATTGCAGTCGGCAGCGTGGCGCTACGGTCGCGACTATTTCCTTGGCGATCTCGTAAGCGTCGTCACCGTTGGAACAACGACCATCACGCGCAAAATCTTTGCAGTGTCGTTGTCGATGAATTCGCAAGGAGTCGAGGAGGTGCGCATTGACTTGGCTGCAAACTGATGAAGCGCAACTCATGCGTGACCGCATGAGCACCGCAGAGCGCAGTGATACTGCGGTGTTCCTCTCATTGACCCGCACCGCAACGCTCAGCATCACCACGGCCGGCGTCATCGTCACATGGCAAGCCGAAATAGACAGCGGCGGCAACATGACGTGGTCAGGCTCGTCCATCACGGTGCCCATCGCTGGATACTACAAGGTAACCGTCATCGGCTCATTAAGTGTACGCGACAATATACACGGTGATTTGTTGGTCAATTCTGTTGAAGTTTGCTCGATGGGCACGGGCGCGCAGAGAGATGTAAAGTTTCGACATACCGCTACACGATTTTTCAAAGCCAGCGACGTGGTGCAGTATCGAGCGTATACCTCAACAGGCACGCACACGCTCCAAGTGGTAACCGAAGACAGCGCAGGCGAGTCGCCTATATTCCACATGGTGCTGCTATGATTTATCGCATCTACGATCCAAAGAACATTACCTATGCGTACTTCGATGAATACGGCGAAGAGTACGCAATTCTTCCCGACGGTGCCGACGTCGAAGAGCGTCCGTACACCGAAGGGCAAGCAATGCAAGCACTTCGCGCAGAACGCAATCTAAGGCTCGTAAATTCTGACTACACGCAATTGCCCGATGTGAATCTTTCCGAGGCGCAGGTGGAAGCGTGGCGCGTCTATCGTCAAGAACTGCGCGACATCACCGAAAACATTGTTTGGAATGTGACGCAATGGCCATCGAGACCGTAGTATAATGAACTCATTACCGCGGTGTCCTATTCTTGGCAGAACTGCATCGCGGTGATACAATTAAGACGTCGTACGCGGTGCCTTTCCCGCAGACGGTCATCTGCATCAACGCCGCTCCAACATGGGGCGGCGTTGGTGTATGCAAAGAGCCCCGCATCGATTAAGATGCGGGGTCTCTTTATCTGCTGTCTGCGCAATGCAAGCCGTTAGGTGCACGCTCGTCAGACACTGCGCCGGTCGTCACCGAGCAGAGCGCACAGTCGGGCTTGATTACGATATCTAATGACCGGCTGTAGTTGCATCTGCATTGTAGCATTCTCAAAACTCGTCGAAAACTCATCAAAAAATGAATTGACAACATGATTGTATATACGGTAATATAGCGATGTGGGAATTTGTTACACAGAAAGGCATGGCGATGGCAAACACATTTAAGTCTTGGCTCTACAAAATGAAGGCACCGACGTATCGCGTGAAGATTGCGACGAGTCAGCGCAACGCAGAAGCCACGTACAACAACGAGCAGGCTATGGAGATGGAGCAATCCATACTTCGCATCGTGCAAAAGTCTTGGGTCGGCTCAATCACGCTGACCGCACCGTGTGGCTGTTCGTACGTCTTCAAAAAGACGGAGCGCCACGCTGACCACATCTGCGGGACGCATTGGGTGCACATGGTGTTCGATGGTGTCATCGATGAATAAGCCAACGATTGACGTCGATTTGATGCAAGTATCCGCAGAGATTCGCGAGTTGCGCCAACGTTTGTTTGTGTACCTGACGATGCGAGAAAAAGAGCGGTACACCGCACTGATGGCGAGGATGGCGCAGTTGTCCCGGGTAATCAAGCAGCGGGAGCAAGAACATACGGAGGGGGAGCGATGAAACACGAAAACCTTAACAACATCAGCGACTACACACGGCAGGCAGAGCGGGCCATTAAAGACATCAAACGCGTTGCGATGATGTACCGCAACAATCCCAACGAATTGACCCGCTGGGACTTGCAACAGTTGGTCGGCGAGTTGCACACCAAGGCCTGCGCAATGTTGCACTACGCAACCATGATTAGCCACGAAGAGATTGAATCGGAGAAAGAGGCGAAGAAGTGACCACGGTATACGAAGAAGTCACCATCGAGGAGTTGACGCAGTGGCTCACGACGTCTTACCTCAATGCAGTAAGCAATAAACAGCACATTGTTTTTGAAGGCCATGCGTTAACCGTTGGATACAATCACCGGACACAGACTGCAAACATCAGCAATTACCCAGCGGATATCAAGTTTCAAGATTTGCACACGTGGCCAGTAATCAAAACATCGGCATACGTTGGGACTGGCGTCGATGCAGTCAAAAGTCTTGTATCAATGTTGCAACATATGAAAGAAATGGCGGCGAAGAAGTGACCACGGTTGTACTCGGTGTGGTTCTGATGGCTGCGGTGCTGGCAATCAGCACCGCTATCGTTGAAAGGTGGAAGTGATGACACGCTTAGAACTGTACTACCGATGGTTGACGATGCGCGTGTGGGTGCGCTTCGATGGTCGAGGCTACGAAGTCGAAGCGGAGCACGCCGATGGATCGTCAAGCGTGCGGTATTGTCAGGACCGTGCCGACGCGTTGGCGTACGTGGAGCAATTGCGCCAAGAAGGGAATCGCAAAGAATGCCAATTCTGACATGGATTCGCGACGGCTCACGTATCAAGGCAACGCACAAGACGAAGTCTCGCACCTTCGTCTTTACCTGCGCCATGACCTACGCAGGACGGTTTCGCGTCGACGTTTACACACAGGAAACCAAAGCACAGCACGCGTTCACCGCTGACACCGTCGAAGGTGCGATGAAGATTGCGGAGCAATTCGCAGCGAAGAGGCCGAGAGTATGAA